TACGGGGATTGCCACCTGCACCTAATGCAAACAAGAATCGTTCTTGAGTAACAATTAAACCAGTACAACTTGTTGGTGCGTTAGTAATGGCAACCGCATCATTAGCAGTATTTAATTGCCATTCAAGCAATTTGCCATCTTTTGTTGAGCAAGCAACCAAATACTCACCAAAAGTATCTAAAGACCATGTTGTGGCAGGAGTGTAAGAGCCTAAGTCTGGCCTAGCAACACCATAAGCTGCGGTTCCATACGTGCCATAACCATAACCAATCTTAAGTACTGCATCTGCGTCACCAACAGTAAAGCTTGTAGGTGTAATGTCAAACAAAGTACCAGTTTCATTCATTACATATAGCTTTGAATGTGTACCAATTCCAATGCGTCTATTATTGTTATTGTCACGCCAGTTAATTAAACCACGGGCTAAACCTGTCATTTGATTGGTAGAACGCTTTCTCCAACCACCTACTGGACGGATAGTATTTTCATACCAACGTACTAAGTTTGCGCTATTCCAACGGCCTTTAGACTGATATTCAGTCCCGTTTTTGTATACGCCTGGAGGAATTTGTAGTGGAATGTAAGCCATATCTGCATTCTATAGCGTAGGTAGGTTAGACACAAACGTCATTGTGACAATGACTGAAGGAACCGCTGGTCTTGTCGGGCTTGTACTTGTTCCAAATGCCTCTATAGACACACCAGTGTTTTCAGTTCTCCACATGATTTCAATGTAGTCACTTTCATTCATTTCTACAAAAAAGTTCAATGCAGCAATAATGTGGCTTGGATCACCAGAGCCTTTTCTTGCTGGCGGGTGAAATCTGCTGTTTGAATTGTCAATATTTGTGCCATTCTTGCGAAACCAAATATCCACATCTTGACCACTACTGGTTGTGTTTTTTAGTTGAATGGAAAACTGCAAATTCCAGATGCCAGAATCAGCAACAGTAATACGACTACCGCTTGCCATTGTGACACCATTGGAAAAATCAGTGGTGTTAAAAGTGACAGCATAAGCTGTTGTAGTATTGGCAGCAGTTTGATTTGTGGAGTCTTGAAAAGCACCATAAGGGTTATTTAAATACTTGCCACCCATTGGGCCAATAACAGACTGTATTGCGTTGACTAACTTAGTAAAAAACAACCTCAAAAGTCCATTGTTTTGATTTTGAAGACTTTGAGAATAGACAATTCCAGATGTACCCAAAGAAGGTATAGCAGGTATGTCTAACTGTTGTTTTACATTAGCCATTACTTTTTAAGCCATGTCTGCCAGATAGCGCCAGCAGCAATAATTAACCCACCAATCCATAAGACAGGCTGGGCAATAGATGCAATCCAGTTTAGAACCTTAACAGCACCCTTGGCAGCGTCAATAGCCTCTACAAGACCACTTGTGTTCTTGTCTATAGTATCTACCTTACTTTCGACTTCAATGAGCCTGTCGTAGATTTGCTTATGGGTGACTTCGTTTTCCATGATTAGGCATTTCGAGTAGTTTCAGCCATAGGCGTAATTGCCTCTTGAGCAGTGCAGTTAGTAATAATTTTTGCTCTCTCAGCCTCTAACAACATCACATCTTTTTGCTCAAGGAGAATTGTTTCCTTTGGCACAAGGCCAAGATATTTCAAAGTTTCCAAAGTCTGTGGATTGCTCATAGCATTAAGCAATTTGGCTGGACTTGGCCTTCCCATTGCAATAATCTCTGACTGAATTTCACGACCAATAGTTACTGTAAATTCATAATTAGCATTAGCCTCAAACATTTCATCATCAGAATATGGTGTTCCATCTTCATGTTTAAGTCTAGTTGGCTCTACTTCTACATACAGCTCTGCTAAGTATTTTTCCAATACCTTTATTTCAGTTCTATTAAGTTCATAGGCGTGTTTGCTGTCGTCAATGTGAGATTCAATTTCTAGTATTTCAGCTTGAAGATTAAGAATAATGTGAGGCAAAGCTGGCACACTTTTAAGGTGTTTTAACTCCTCAAGTTTTGCTTGATATTTGAGTTCTCCACATTCTTCCAATACTGCGGCACGTTTACGACCAACTAAAAACCCCTTGATAGTTTTAATTTTTTCCCAAGGTGTACTACCAATGACTTGATAGCGATAGTTGAACTCTGAATTTAAATTAGATGCCATTGTTTAACCTCTAGGATAATCTGGAAATGGTGTCCAATTGTTTGTGGCTTCATCCCATAAGTAGGGGTAACCATCCGTGGGTACAGCCACTGGCGCAACATAGGATGCTGTTTCTTCATTCCATACCCACGATGCTGGATGCGTTGCATTAAGTGCATTTTGTCTTGCTTGTGCAACTTCTTCTGCTGTTGGAGTAGGTTTGATTTCAAAATTTGACATGGTGTATTCCTTTTGTATTAACTACCAAAACTTGTTGCTGCAAGATAATAACGAGCAGAACCTACACCAGTAGTATCAGAAGCTACTGTACCTGTATTAGAGATCAGGTTGGTCATTGACCTGTTTCCACCACCATTTTCACCATATCCAAAAATAGCTTTATCACTTCCAATACTTGCTGCCCCTAGTCCTTGTCTTACAGTTGCTGAGTTTGAACTATCAGAGGACACTACACCCGTATTTGAAACTAAGTTGGTTACATTTACAAAAGTGCTAGGACTATAACCAAAACCAAAAATAGCTTGCCCAGAACTACCATAACCTGCTGCGGCAGAACCAAAACGACCAGAGCCTACACCAGTAGTATCAGAGGCCACTACGCCAGTATTTGACACCAAGTTTGTCATGGATACAAAGCTAGTATCATATCCATAACCAAAGATAGCTTTGTCCGTACCATAAGTAGTTGCAGAGGGTTTTGAACGAGGAGAACCCACACCAGTTGTGTCACTTGCTACTACACCCGTATTGGATACTTTGTTACTTATTGATACCTGTCCACTGTTAGCGTCACCATATCCAAAAATGGCTTTATCAGTTCCATATCCTGCGGCTGCAAGACCACTACGAACAGTTCCAACGCCAGTAACATCATTTCCAACAACACCCATATTTGACACTAGGTTGGTCATTGATACATTTCCAGCATTGTTACCATAACCAAAAAGTGCTTTATCTGTACCATAGCGTGCAGCTGCTGGTGTTTGTCGTGCAGTACCTACTCCCGTAGTATCTATAGCTACTACACCTGTGTTTGATACTAAGTTGGTTATTGATACATTACCAGTTGTAACACCATAACCAAAAATGGCTCTATTCCCTGATGTGAAACTTGTATCTAAAGCACCACTCAGTATGTTAAGCATAATTCCACTCATGCTAAGTTCCCAGTTACGACAGCCCGTGTAGCAGTAATAAAGAGAATAGTAACTACGCCTCTTGTAGTTATGCTAAAGCTACTAATGTCAGTATCCGTTCCACCTTTATAAAAGTCTGTGATAGCAGAACAAGTGCAAGAAATAGATGCTGATGTATTGTTAAAGATACTGATGACATCACCACTAGCAAACACACTTGCAGGGACAACAACTGTTCCTGATGTACCTAGTTCAATAAACTTACCAACATCACCAGCAACAAGGGTATAACTTGATGTCTTGATTCCAGACAAAGGCACATTTTGATAGCCAACTTTGTTTGTGCCATCTACTGTGCAAGATGAAAGTGTTCCACTTGATGGCGTGCCAAGAACGGGAGTTGTTAATGTTGGGCTTGTTAAAGTCTTATTGGTTAACGTCTGGGTGTCAGTCGTTCCGACAATTGCACCGCTTGGCGCTGTGACAGCTGTGAATGCACTTGTGCCATTACCTTTCAAGATACCAGTCAATGTGGCAGCGCCTGATCCACCCTTGGCCACCTTCAGCACTGGGCCAGCATCAAACAATGCGTCAATAGAGTCTAGATCGGTATTTATCTTCGTTCCCCAGCTGTCGGTGGATGCGCCAACTTCTGGCTTTGTTAAGCCTAGGTTTGTGGTGGTTGTATCTGCCATGTTTTACCCCTAATAGTCTGAACTTTATACAGAAACTTTAGTCCATGTTTCGGACACATCTGCTTCTGTTTCCCATTTCTTCCTAGCATTAATTACAACGCTAGAAGTATCAATCATTATTGCCTCAAAATTCACAATGCGGTTATATTGGATATCTAAAATACTTGTCGCAACAATATCAACATTGCCAACCGCATCCAACCCCCCTGCAACAGTCATTACAGATGTATCAACAATTACAACATCTGCATTCGCAATCTTTACTGCACCTACAGATACTGTGCTAGTTGAGCTTATCTCGAACTGAGCATCTTTTATCTTGTCACCAGCAACAACTACAGTAGAGGCAGAGACTATAGCAAGCGCACCTAAGTACGCTCCAAAGGAGTAAGCACCCCCACCATAATCACCACGCCCATAAGCAGCCATATTAGCTCAATGTAATAGTCAGGCTAGAAGCAGGAATGCGGAAAATATCACCATCATTGATTGCTTTAGAAGTTGTCAATGGCGCCCAAGCAAGCAAAGTCCCACTAGTTGAGGCATCAAAAATACCTGCCCAACCAATTGTTCCCCAATTTCCACCAGAGGCAGCGGCAAACTCAATTGCAGCCGCATTTGTAAATGTTGTTGCAGTACCGCTTCCAGAGATGGTTCCCGCAGATACACGTGCATAACCACTACCAGATACTTCTGTACCACCACCAGTATCACTAGGAGCAGCAGTAAATAATCCCACATACCAAGCGGTAGGACGAGTAGCAGAACCTGTTGTAAACAAGTAGGTTAGTGCAAGATTTTCTGTGTAGTCTGTAAATGATGACATTTTTTATCCCAAAGTACGGGCACGAACAAGTGGAGTTGAAGAAACAGAAGCCCTTTCATCTGCTACTTCAATGTCGCCCAAGGAGTTGACATACATCTGACTCCATACTGGTAGACGTTCATCGTCTTTCAAATATGGTGTAGCCTCTATTAGCGCACCATATAGGTACAAGTCTGGGGCATAAGCTAAAAGCCAGTTGCTTGTGTTTGAATCACTCAACGCAGGAATCTTAGCATAATATGTAAGTTCTGCGCTATATGTTGTATCTGGAGTAGGAATAAATTCTAACTGAGAACCAGTAATTGTGTAATAGGCTGGCGTTCCAACAGTAGTATATCTAGTAGCTTTTAATTCATCCCCTTGAGCTTCAGTTACAAACTTAAGCCTTGTTATAGGATTTGTGTTTAACTGGAACTCTTTGGCCTCTAGCCAATCAGCAGGGTAGGCAAAGAATGCAGTCTCAATTTGACCTTCAGCCCTTGTAACCATTTGTCTAACACGCAACTTGCGGTTAAATTTAGCTTCTGCAATAGTGATAAAGCTAGGAATAATAGTAGTCAGGTCATCCCGATTGAGATAATCCGCTATTGTTGCTTTAAGCCCTGCAAAAGTATCAAGTGCCATTTTCTACATCCCTACACATTAGTGTGTGTTCATGCTTATATTCAAATGTGCCAATATGGTGGATCTGCTTTGAAAGATCCTGGTCAACATAAGTTTTATGCCCATTCTGAGCAGCTCTACGGCAAAACCATACATCTTCACCAATATAGTCTTCCGCAGCGGGAACCCAAGGGATAGCAAACCAAGGATATTCCATA